GCACTCCTTCAGTTTTGGTAACCCGTCAACCACTACGCTGGTAGCTCCCTCACAGTATGAGGTGCCACCTACAAGTTGGTCTCCGTTGTTAGCCTTGACTTCGGTGTCGATAATCAAATGCTTAGGCAACTGTGCTACAGCACTAGTCTTGCCCACCTTTGGCTTGCCGTAAATGAACAAGCGTTGCGGCGATTGTGCCGCCGTGATTTTCTGTGGTTCAATCATCAAATACTCCTTCTTCACATTCTTGAATAATGCTACCCAAATGCTTCTGGGCCTGCAATCTAAGATACGAAATAATCGCAGGGTCATCAACTACTACCTCATCTGAATGTGCGGTGTAGTTCTCTGCTAGACAGATACTTATGTATCCAGACCCAATGAATCGGAACACGTTGTGCATACCGATTACAACAAAGGTAGAGATGTTGCTAAGGTTGTGGTATTGACTGTAATGTTCTAGCTGATGCTTAGGGGACATTATAGTACCAACTACTAAGTTTTTAGAGACCGTAGGGGTTGTCTCTACGTGCTGGCGTATCTCCACCGTCCCAGTCTTCAAAGATTCCATGTCTTAAGTTATTCTTGAGTAGCGTTATGCCTGCTTGACCGTGTCGGTTCTTGAGGCAGTGTAGCGCTACGAGGTTTCTGGTAGGCAGGTTCTTCCTGCCATACGATTCTAGTCCCAATAAAGAAGGCTGATGAATTACCATGACAACATCAGCAGCGTGATACAGCTGCTTTGAGCCATGGATATCAGTCTTCAATGGGTAATGTAGGTTTGGTGTATCGGGGTCACGTCTTCGCTCACCTTCGATCTTGTCGTTCAGCTGAGAGAGTAACACCACCATAGCGCCAAAGCGCTTACGGATTTCGATACACATCTTACCCAGTTCCGCGAGAGTTTGTATCTCGTTCTCACCGGGCATAGGTGTCACAAGCAAAGTGTGGTCGAGACAGATGACGTAGTGACAATCGCCATGAGTCTTGATAAATGATGAGATAGCTCGAGCAATCTGTAGCCTGTTGCCTGGTTGTTCTACAAAGAACATAGACGGCTCATCGATTTGCTGCAGCTTGTCTTCAATCATTACACGTTCCACATCGTCCAGAGCTGTCGTTGCATGTAGCATACGGTCAAGAGGTACCTCAGCAAGTGAGGACAGTCTCCGCATAAGCTCCATCTCTGCAGACATCTCAAATGAGAAGTGCAGAATCTTTACTGGTTTGTCAAACTTGTTGTAGGCAGTAGATGTAAAGTCACGGATGAGGTTGTTCAAGAACATACTCTTACCATGACCCGATGCACCAGCTACGACATAGACCATTCCGAACTGCATACCACCCAACAGCATCTTGTTGACTTTCTCCCATCGTGTTCTCATCACTGGGATATTGCCATCCATATAGTTGTGAATCGTAGTCTGTGTAGATTCTACGACTGTAGCCATTGGGGTTATTTTGAGTTCAGAGGATTCGGTCATGCGGTAGGTCTTCTACAGGTACATCTTTCATCATTTCCCACAAGTCGACAAAGGTCTCAGCTTGTAGCCACTTGTCGATACGCATGCTGATAAGCTTACGTTCCTTAGCAAACTGCAGTGCCTCCATCACCTTTTTGTGATCGTGCATGCTGCCAATATGCTTGTGATACCACTTTACTAACTCCTCTTTGTTGACTGCTTTAGCTGGAATTTTCTTACCGTCGATGGTAATGAAGGCAGGGTATGCACCCCAAAATTCCTCACCGTCAGTCGTCGATACACTATAGAACGCCTGAACAAACTTTTCTGTAACCTCATAGAAATCTGCGTATTTAGAATGTTCGTTAGGGTTTGTATCTATAATCAATCCCTTCTCTACAAGATCGTCCAAGTATTTCTTGGGGAATATTTGCCCCTCTTGGGCAATCCTGTAGAGTAGGTCATGACGCCTTTCATATATGATTTGGCAGAACAATACTTGGATTGGACTGATGTCCAGCTTCAGTAGTACATCAACGTACTTGTCAAGCGGGTACACCATTTCTCATTCCAATTACTTGTTCAACATTACGTACGTCCTTTAGCTCTCCTTGAATCTGTTCAAGGCTTGCTTCTAGATTGTACTCTTCGCTCAGTGACAGCTGAAACTGCCACGGCTCATCGTCCGCTTTCCGCTTGCCAGACTTAACCAGCAATAGGATTTCTGAGTAAAGAGTCGTTACACTTTGCGAGAAGCTCTTCAATGGAGTGCACCCACTGGACGTTCGCTGATTTGGACTGCCGCTTCTTAAGCCATTTTTCATCTTGAGTATCTTTCAGATAAAGGTTGATAATCACTCCGGTCTTGCCCTCCTTGAACCTGATTGCACGGCCAGTCCGTTGCAAATCCTGTCGAGGTGTGCTCGTACCGGAACACACAATAGCCAGCTCTATACCCTCCACATCAAACCCTTCGTCCAAAGCACGTGCAGTATGTATTACACGTATGTCTGTTCGAAGGTCAGCGAAGGAATCCAACACGTTCTGGCGAGCGTATTTGGACATCTTTGAATGGTATGCTGCACCCCAAGGTTGCGTCTCTTTATACATCTGTCTAGCGAAGTCAACACTTTCGCTGAACGTGATGGTTGGGACATCAAATATTTCTATGAGCTTCTTTGCTGCTTCACGCTTTGTAGCACTCTTATAGATGAGCTGCTTACGTGCTTGCATGGCTCTGTTGAAAGCGCGGGCCTGGTTCAGTACCTGCTGCTCGTCCCATCCTGCCAAGTTTCTTGTGAATACTGACAGGTACTGTCTGTCTTGCATACAGCGCATAGCTGCATGAAAACGGTTGTTGAAGATAGCAAATGCTTTGTAGTAAGCATCTGTAATCTCCTTGTATTTTGCCTCTTCGGTCTCGTTCATACGTAGACCTAAGTTGAATACTTGGAACTGAGATACATACCCGTTACGCACAGCTTCCTTCAATGTCACCGTGTCAATGACTGGTGCAGCAGTAGAAATTATGTGGTACCGGGGGTCTTCTCGATCTATCGTAGCAGTCAGCCCAAGTATGTACCGGTATTCGGTACGCCCAAAGATACCACGAAAGACATCAGACATATAGTTATGTATCTCATCAAGTATCAACAAGTCAACATGGTGATCCATCTTAACAGCTGAGTTGATAACCATAACTCTAGTACCTGTAATGCCCATAGACTTTATACTGTCTTCCCATTGCTTCTTCAAGTTTTGGGTAGGAACAATAACAAGGGCAGTACCAGATGGCAGGTTGTCATTCATCTCTTGAAGGATTAGGAGAGCGACGAATGTTTTACCAAAACCCGTCACTGCTTCCAGCGTACCTCGCCGCCCTCCATGATTCCATTTAGAGATGACTTCTTTCTGCCGCTTCAATCGCCGCTGGTCAATCTTCATATCGATCAAATCGCTTTTGTTGTTCAGTCTGTACCCAATCAAAGCTGCTCCCCCACACCTTACCATGCGGCATCTCAATGAAGACGTGAGCAAAGCCACCGTCATTGATTTCACATACATCAAAGTGTCGGTACACCCACTCGTCAAGCGTCAACTCGTGACGGTGATTACCTGCAATAGGCCGGTGGTGTACTCCTCCCATAGGGTGACTTTCCATGCTGCAAGCGTACATCTTCTCCACCGGAAAAGGATCATTGGCTCGAGCGGTCCAACGTGGGGGCGCTTCGTCATTGCGTTTAGCAAAGTCCACCCCGTCCTTACTGAGGAACAGGATCTCATCAATGCCTCCGCTGTCGCCACAGCCTTGCCAGTAGATGTAGACACCAGGGTATTCCCGTGGGTCAACCTGACTGTTCTTGTACAAGTCTTCTACGGCGTCTAGGACTTCTCTCGGAATCTTTATCATCTAAATTTAATTTGCGACCGGTCATCCAGAACTCTTTGTCGATGCTCTTTAGCCAGTCTTGTACTGTTGGGACAAAGCCCAGGTCTTCAATGATATGCTGTTCGGCAATGGTCCTTACAGGTACCTCGATGCCAGCACTATTCAGGATGGTCTTCCCGAACTTCTCTTCGCACTCGTAAACACCAAAGCTATGATGGCGAAGAGCACGATGTCGATGATCACTAAAAGCAATCTTAGAGCCATCAATCCACTCGTGTATAGAAAGATAGTCTTGCACGTCACCACGAAAGCGGCGAACAGAACTAAGAGAGTGATGATAAGCATGTGCCATTATGTTCTTCTTGGGTTACTAGTTCAAATTCATCTGAGAGATAAGGTAGAACGATACGTATACGGCTAAGCGCATACTCGCATTCTTCTTTTGTGCCTGTCTCCCATATAAGATACCGGCCGGTACCTTGATGAGTCATGCTGCGTAGTACATACATCACAAATCCAGGATTACTTCTCTCATATCGATACCCAACTCTTTAGCAGACTTAATTATCTGGAGAAGGGTAGACCGAAAAAGAACAGTTTCTTGAGTCTCTACTAACTCTAAAGTATAGGCACTTAGTTCTTTATACACTCTATACTTACCCCTAGCAGGAGCCTCAAGGATGTCCGTGCATAGATCACGAACTTCCTCAAGGATTTCCCGGTAGGCTTGAATCTGACGTATGTCCATTAGTTCATACTAAAGCCAGCAGCTTCAGCCAAGAACTTAGTGATCTTACTATGGACACCCACGGTCTCGTGGGCAGGGGCACGCTTAGCTGCCTCTGTGCAGTTGTTGTAGAACTTCCACAAGGAGTCAGGTAACAAGATACCGTCGTCGGTCTTCTTGAAGCCCCACTCTTCTGAGTTGTACATCTCACGCTTGAGGTCACTTAGCATGCGTGGTGATAGGATACCATCGAAGTACATACGTCCAGCCAAGGATGCGACAGACTTCGGTGTGATATCCTGCTGCTCTGACATATGCTTAAACTCCATCAGATTGGTAAAGTTGTTGTGCATATCATTGACTTGAGTGTCAACTGCAGATTGGATATCATCCCACACATTGCGATAGTGACGACGGGCAAACGTACCCTCATCGCTCCAGAACATGCCGTTCCAGCATACAAGAACAACGGCACCAGATGCAAAGCTGACCTTACGCATCTTGTTGTAGCTGTTCATATAGGCAAAGACCCGGTTGATACCTGGTGTCTCTGGGCTGCTTACGTGCAGCTTACATAGCATAATCTGATCTTTCAGTGCTGAGGAGAACTCCTCATCAACGATTGTCAGTCCGTGCTGTCTTATTCGCTCCGTCACGACGTCGTGCAGGTCTTCGTTTGCTACGGGGCCGTAGGTTCTTGTCGCTGAAGGTAACGGTACTTGCCACAGACGCTCTTTTATCTGCTGGCTTCGGAGTCGCTTTTGATGCAACTGTTCTGTGGTTAGACTCATTTTGAAGAAGTTTAATAATTAAAGTTACTCGGGTTATCTCGCCCAAAATCCGATCTTGCTGTGCGCAAGTCAGGTCTGGGTCATGAAGAGCGAATTCTACTAGACGTCTGAGGTAGTCCGTCCAGTACATTCTGCGGTGGTGCATTGGTAAATGCTCATACCGTGCAAATGAATGCTCGGCATATACTTTCATTTGCTCCATTTGTCTGTGATATCGACCTCTGCTTTTAGTAGGTCATTACCCATAATATGCTCTGCTGCCTGCTCCATGAGTTCTTTGAGCTTGGCAGCCCACGTCTCCGCATAGTCACGCGGACAGGTGGTGTCAATCTGGTCGTGAACCGTCATGACGAGCTTAACTGGGATGTTATTGGTTTTGATATACTCATGGCAAAGGACAAGAGCGTGCTTGGTCATGTCAGCAGCAGTACCCTGAATAGGTGTGTTCTTGCTGACGCGTTCAATACGTCCCTTGGTAGCCATGTCCATACCACGCGGCATCCAATCATCAAACCAGCGGGTACGACCCCACGGCTTGAATGTTTTGATAAAGCCATTCTTGACACCACTACGAGACATACCCTCCAAGAAATCTTTAATCTTGGGGAAAGCCTTGAAGTAGTTCTCAATCAAAGTAGAAGCCTCAGACATAGATATCTCCATCTGTTCTGATAGCTTCTTCGGCCCCATGCCATAAGCCAGTCCAAAGTTGATACTCTTGACTGCGGTTCTAAGCTTTTTGTGGTCGGGGCACTCGCACTTCTTGAAGCCTTGCTCGAAAGCGCACGAATCCATTCCGGCTTCCTTCCATCGTTCCCCGAACACGAGTGCTGCGCAGACGCTATGCAAATCGTGTCCATTACGGAGAGCGTGATTGAAGACCGGGTCTTTAGATCCGTGAGCTATGATACACAGCTCCTGAGAAGAATAGTCAGCAGAAACAAATACATGGTCGGGGTCTGTGATGAAACAGTTCCGATAGGCATTGTCTGCTGGTATCTGCTGCATGTTAGGTTCCTTGCAAGACACACGTCCGGTACGTTTGATTTGAACGAAGCGCGGGTGAATCTTACCATCGTCATATACATGAGACATAAAGGACTCACCAAAGGAAGAGACCTTCTTGGTTTGCTCTCGATACAATCGTAGAAGCTTACCGATATCATGCATAGCTGCCACCTTCATAGTATCACGTTCTGACGTGCCCATGATATTGTGGTCTAGGCATTGGAATACACGTAGCGTTTGAGCTGGTGAGTCCCAGTTCATACGTGTACCCATGACTTCGTCGTCGGGCAAGAACATATCGAGTTGTGACGCGGGGGTGCGAACTGACTCGAACGTGATGTCTGTGTCGATGATAGTGTTTAGTGATGACTCGGACTGCTTGGACTGAGTGCGTAGGTCGTCTACCATTGATAGCCATGATGACCGGTCGAGGGTGAGACCGTTGTATTCGATGTCAAGGAAGGCGAGACAGGCTTGGCACTCGAGTCGTGCAATGTGCATTAGGTCTTTCTGCTTGAGTGCAGAAATCTGAGCTAGCATTACAGGCTTGAGATACTTTACATCATCTGCTGCATACTGTAGTTGTCGTGCTGACAATGTGGTCGCGCGAGAGAATGTGGAACGCACTGACTTGTCGAGACGGACTTGACAGTATCGTTGTACTACAGAGTCGAGACCAGCACGTAGGTTGGTGCCATTGACGAGTACCTGCTCACACAACATAGTGTCGTAGATAGGTACAGTCAACTGCAGTCCGTGGTGCATCAGGAACTTGAGGTCAAACTTGATGTTGTGACCGACAAGCATCTTACAACTGTTGATGACATCAAACATCTCGGGCATCCTTTCTTTATCGAATAGGAATACCCATTGGTCGTTGGTGTCGTGAGCGAGTTGTATCGAGAGGATACTGTCGCTCTGAAAGTTGAAGCCTGTGGTTTCGATATCGACGAAGAGATATACATTGTCCCTGAGAGCTGCAAGAGCAGCATCCCAGGGCATGTATTCAAATCCGTCTGTGCATTCTGAGTCCTGTGACTCAGTGGTGACCAGGTAAATCATTAACGTTGAGTTTACCGCTACGCAAGCCTCTGTTGTACCAGTAGAGCATGTGTCTTGCCCAGTTGCCGGTACCATTTTGCGGCAGTATAGACTCAAAGTTACGTTCTAACGCATGGAATAGTCGTTTTGCATTAAAGTTCTGATCACGTCTCAGCCACATGATAGCTATCAGAACGCACTTCTGCGAGTAGATAGACTTGAGTCTACTCAAGGATATGAGTTTATCAAGTATGTACCTCTTGTCATCACTAATGGAGTAAGTAAACGCACCATTACGAATGGTAGAGGAATGGGTAGCCGTTGAGTCACGTCTATGGAGGAAACTTGCTAGTGCTGACAGCTTGAGTGGTTTGTACAACTCTGCAGCCTCCCTCAACTTGATGTAGTTCTCGTTACCACTATTGGCGTGGTACTTAATCCAATCATGCATATTCCATTGACGCTGGTGAGAGTTCATCTGTGCTACATGGTGCATAGGCATGTTGCGCTTGATGTACTTTACCTTGACGGGTACTTCAGCTGTTTTATTGATCAGTCTGATTGCTTCCAATCTATTCTGACCGTCCATGACTTTCATCGCCGTGTTGACGATTATAGGTTGCAGTTGACCGAATTCAGTGATCGATGCAGCGAGTTCTTTGACATGCTGCTTGTTGACGTTGCGATTGCGTACATCAAACTGAAACTGCTCCAAATTGGTAGTAGTTTGAATCTTCATTGCTTCACAGTTAGAGAGATACTATTGTCAGTCTTATGCATCTCGAGCTTACCTAGGTCAGCATTGATTTGCATATCATTCAGAGGTGCCATGTCAGCACCTTGACGCTTACCAAGTTCGACGTGAATCGCCTTGGTGACCCCACCCAAAATCTCACCAACCTCAAGCATTTTGTTGAGCTTGTGGTTGTGTTTGGCCTTACGCATAAGCATGTCGTAAAGGGCAGTCATAAGTTGTACTGCATCCATCTCTGAGATTTGATGCTGCTTACCGTCTCGCGTTTGGTAGACGGCGTTCGTGGATTCTGTTGGGACTTGTGTCATGAGAAAAGGAATAAAAGGAGGGAAGCTGTTACACTCCCCTCCTGTATGAATCAGACACTAGCCACAATGCCACGTGCTGTGGCTATGGGATCGGTGTCGGTTGGAACTTGCACGGCATGCTGAACCAAGGTACGTCCGCTGCGCTCGAAGGCTTGCTTGACAGCAATCTCGAAGTCAGCGGAATTTGGGTTACCTTGCACAAAGCAAGTAGCAGCGTTGCGAGACTGTCCGTCAATCTCGTAAGGAATAACCTCGCGACGAACGATCTGACCTTCTATGACCATGCCAGGCACGGCATTCCATAGGTAGTCAGAGACAGCAGACGAATCATCTTCGTCATAGA